TGAGAAGGCGTTTAGAAGCAGATAAATAAAAATACTTAACATTGTTAAGTAAAAAACTTAACAATGTGTAATCCCTCCTAGAAATTATCCCTATTCTTTTGCGTATCGCTTTTCCATTTTTTCGATACGCCCTTGCCCAACCTGGTACAACGTGCCGTTGCTTCCCTATTTCGCATTCAAACCGCGAATCCGGGAGAACATCGCTCTACTACCTTCGGCTCCACAATGGACGGCTCCTGGTGGGAAAAAGTATTCGGCAACCAGACCGGTCCGGTTAGCATTACTGAACAAAGTTCATTAGGGCTGTCAGCCGTGTATGCCTGCGTGCGGGTGCTGAGCGAAGACGTAGCAGCCCTGCCCTGGAATGTACACCAACGTACCGATAGGGGCAATGCCGTTGCATATACCCACCCGGTTCAGTATCTCCTCCACGATCAACCACACGAGTGGTATAGCTCTTTTCAGTTTCGGGCTACCATGATGGCTCAGGTGCTTTTGTGGGGAAATGCCTATGCCCGCATTTACTGGAATGGCATCTCAAGGCCGGTTGGTTTCAAAATCTACCTACCTGGTACGGTTGACCCCTACGAGCATAACAGTCGTATCTGGTACAATACCCCTGATGGCGTAATGGCCTCAGAGGACATCATTCACATTGCCGGGCTGGGCTTCAATGGCATTTGCGGAAAGTCTCCCATTCGCACCAATGCGGAAAGCCTGGGGGTGACCCTGGCAGCCCAGCGGTTCGGTAGCAATTTCTTCAAAAATGGGGCTAATCCTTCTGGGGCGTTGAAACACCCGAAGCAACTCAGTGCGCCGGCGCAGGCTAGGATGAAGGAAAACTTCCGGGAGAAGTACATGGGTCTGGAAAATACCGGCGAGGTACTGGTGCTGGAAGAGGGCATGGATTACATTAAAATCGGCATGCCGCTGGAAGAGGCGCAGTTTATCGAAACCAGGGGCTTTGGCAAGGAAGATGTCTGCGGAATGTTTCGAGTACCCCCTCATAAGATAGCCAAACTGGATCGCGCCACCTTTTCCAATATCGAGCAGCAGTCCCTGGAGTACGTGATGTATTCGCTTATGCCCTGGCTGGTTCGCTTTGAACAGGAATTCAACCGAAAGGTTTTTTACGCCTCGGAAAAAGGCCGGGTGTTCAACAAATTCAACGTCAATGCCCTGCTCCGGGGTGACCTGGCAGCCCGTCAGGCTTTCTACCAGATGATGATTCAGAACGGCGTCTTTTCTCAGAACGATGTCCGTCAGTACGAGGATTTGGAAACCTTTGATGGTGGAGATACCCGCTGGATTCAGCAGAATATGATGCCTTTGGACAAGGCATTGGAAATTTTATTGGCAAAAAGTGCCGCAAAAGCAAAAGGCAATGGAAACCCCACAGCAGGAAATAAGAACGCTGCCTGACAGCAGCTTCAAGGTAGAAACGCGGTCCAATGGCAAGAAAGTTATTGTCGGAAGGGCTATCGTCTACAATCAACTGAGCCAAAACCTTGGCTGGTTCCGTGAGCAAATTGACGCCAGGGCTTTGGATAACTGCGATATGGCTGATGTGGTGGCCCTGTTCAACCACGACAACAACATTGTTCTGGGCAGAACCCTTTCCAGCACACTAACCCTGGAGAAAAAGGACGATGGCCTGTATTACACCATTGACCCGCCAAAGTCCGCTGCCAACCTAATTGAATCCATTGAACGGGGTGATGTGCGGGGCAGTTCCTTTGCTTTCCTGGTGGCTCCGGGCGGAGCTGACTGGGATACCGATCCGGTGAGTGGCGGAGACGTGCGGACGGTGAAGAAAATTTCCCGGCTTATTGATGTGTCTCCGGTAACCCAACCGGCTTACCTGCAAACCAATACTGACGTAGCCAAACGCTCTCTGGAGGAATTCCGGAAGGCCAAAGAGCCCGTCTTTGACGATACCGAGTTACTCCGGATGAGAATGCGTTTAGTTCAACTTAAATAAACAAACCAAAATGAAAAAACTGAAGCAGCTACGCGAAGAGCGAGCTATCAAAGTTACCGCGATGCAGGCTCTTCTCGATAAGGCTGCAGCAGAAAAAAGAAGTCTAACCACTGACGAGCGCACCCAATGGAAAAACCTGGATGACGAGATCGTGGCATGGGATGCTGACATTGTCATTGCCGAGCGTAGTGAGCAACTGGCCAAAGAAGCCGCTACTTTGGCTGGCGCTGAGAAGCAGGGTGAATTTTCCGACAAGGAAAAAAGAGACTTTTCCACCTTCAGCATCGTGCGTGGTTTGCAGCTGCTGGCCACCGGCAAACCGCTGGATGGCATCGAAGCCGATGTACATTCCATCGCCGCCGAAGAAGCTAAACGGGGCGGTATTGAGGTGCTGGGCTTTGCCGTTCCGGCTTTTTTGCCCGGTGAACGCCGGGGTACCCGCGGCGACGCAGCCATAGAACGTCGGGGCCAGTCAGCCACCGGCCAAACCTCGGCAGCGGGCGATCAGGGTGGCGTATTTGTTGAAACGCAGGTAAATTCCTTGATTGAAGCCCTTTGGTCCAACAATTTTCTTTCCCTGGTGGGAGCCCGTCGTTTTGCCGGGTTGGTGGGTAACCAGAAGTTTCCGGTACAAACCACCAAGCCGGTAGCCGAAGGGGTGACGGAAATCCAGGCGCTTACCGATCAGGAAATTTTGTTCGGTGAGGTGGATATGTCGCCTAACCGTCGTGGCGCCACCATTCCGATCGCTAAGCAACTGCTGTTGCAAACATCTTTTGACGTGCAGGCTTTCATCATCGATCAGATTCGGGCTAGCCTGGACTATAAGTTGAATGTGGATGCCATTACAGCCATCCTGGCTGCTATCACTTCCGGCAATGCCAACCTACTGGCATTAGGCGCCAACGGGGTGGCTCCGACTTACGCGGATATGGTGGCCCTGGAAACGCTGATTGCTGCGGCTGATGCGGACCGTGGCAATATCAAGTACCTCACCAACTCCAAGGTGCGCGGCAAGCTGAAGCTGACGCAGAAGTTTGCTTCTACCAATGGAGACCCGGTCTGGGAAAAAGGCAACGAGGTCAACGGATATCCGGCCGTGGTTTCCAATATTGTTCCCTCCAACCTTACCAAAGGTACATCTTCGGGTGTGGCTTCAGCCATTGTGCTGGGCAACTTCCAGGACTTCTACGTGGGTATGTGGGGTGGCGTGGACTTCGTAGTGGATCCATACACCTTGGCTAAAAAGCACCAGATCCAGATTACCGCCAATATGTACTGGGATGCCGAAGTAGCCCGCGCGGCTTCGTTTGCCGGTATCAAGGACGCCCTGACTACCTAGACTGGCGTCCCCGTAGTTTCTAATTCAAATATTCATTCGGCCAGGCCAGCCTGACCATTAAATACAAAACAATGAAAGTAAAATTCATCAGACCTAACCGGCTATTCGCTCACGAAGTGGGAGACGTAGTCGTATTGACCGACGCTGACGGCCAGACGCTGATTCATAGCGGCCATGCCATATTGGCTGACTCCGATGCGAGTGCGCAACCAGCTAAACGGACCAAAAAGCCCGTGGATAAGTCGAAAATATTTTCCACGGAAATCCGGCCCGATGGCGGACCGGCGGATACCACCGAAAACAAGCTGGATCGCAATGCGCGGCTGGCCATGGTGGATACCGAGCGCGAAGGTGAAGCCGACAACAGCGAAGGCCTGGAAGGCAATGCCGACAAAACCGACGATCAGAAAGGTGAAGAGGTTACCGCTAAAAAAGAGAAAGAAGCGGCTGAGAAGCAAGCTAAACTCGACAAAGAGCAGGCCGAAGAGCGGGCTAAAAAAGCCCAGGAAACGGCTACGGCACCTCCTGGCCAGGTTGCCACACCTCCGACTGGTCAGGCCGCTACTGCTTCACCAGCCCAAACGCCTGAGAAGCCCAAAAGCTAAGTAACCATGTCGCTGAAACAAATTACCGCGCCCGCTTCCGAACCGCTTACCCTGAATCAGGTGAAGTTGGATCGGAAGCTGGTATTGAGCGAAACCGATGAGGATGACTTATTGACTACCCTCATCGCCGCCGCGCGGGAAATGGCAGAAGCGACATTGAATCGGCAATTGGTGGAGGCAACCTACCGGCTTACGCTTGGTTGCTTTCCCAGCAAAGTGGTTTTACCGATGTCGCCTTTGATTGCGCTGACTGATGTGAAGTACCTGGATGTAAACGATGCTGAGCAAACACTTGATTCTGCTGAATACGAGGTAGACACCGACGCCGATCCGGCAGTGATTCACTTTACGGGTACCATTCCGACGCTGTCTACCAAAATTAACCGGGTTAGTATCACGTTTACGGCCGGTTATACTAACACCGATCCAGTGAATCCGATTCCTTCCGTGATTATCAAGGCGATGCTGCTGATGATTGGCCATTGGTACGAAAACCGGGAGGACAGTGTAAGAAAGATGCCAACGGCGGCTGAATGGTTGCTTCAGGATAAGCGAATTATAACTTTTGCCTGAGTCATGGATAAAAAACCACACATTTCAGAGTTTTGTTCGATTGTTAATATCGATGGGCAGCAATGGCTGGTTTCTCCGAAAGGAGAGCTGATTAAGACAATTGTCTGGACGGATGTAATGGATTTCACCGGACAGCCTGCTGTTGCCATCATAAAGCTGCTGGTCAACATCGGCCATCCGGATGAGGAAGCTATCAAGCAGCAGCTTTTTGTTTTCAGTGGCTTACACAGAACCGAAAATCAAATGGAATGATGGAAGCCGGAAAGCTTGACCGCATGATAACCCTGCAATCCTATGCTCCGGTTCGCCTGGGCACTGGGGAAGAGCTGGCAGGTTATGTGGACTGGCTGACGGTTTGGGCTCAGAAAGAAGAAGGGTTATCAGCCCGGGATAACGAACGGTTTGAAGCAGCTCAGTTAGTGGCTGATGCCAACGTCACTTTTACGATGCGTTGGCGGACTGGATTGGATTACCGGATGCGTATTGTGTGCGAGGGCAATCTGTTCGACATTCAGAGCATTGCGGAGATACCTAGGCGCAAAGGATGGAAGATTGTCGCCTTGAAAAAGGACTCAGATCAGACCGCTGCCAACCTGCCGGGTGGCCAGGTGCCACAAAACGGCATCGTCCCGATTCAGTACGCGGATTACACAGTACAGCCTGGCAACCGGATTATACCCTTCGATTGCAGCTTGCAGGATTGCATTTGCTACCTGCCTTCCGCAGTTGGTAACACCCTGGCCTACCAGGTAGCCCGGATTGACAACACGGAGGGTCGGAGCCTGCTGATTCAGCCCATTACGCCTGGCAACGAGGCGCAGATTAACCAGGGGGATGCCTTGGGGCTCTACAGTCAGGGTGCTTTTACGCTCCAGGCAAACGGCGAGATTTATCTTTTAACAGCTTATTAAAAATGGCAGGGGCAGTAACGGGTGCGGAGAATGTTAAACGACTGCTCAGGGAACTGGGCAGCGCATTAAGCAAGCCGGTATTGCAGAAAAACCTGCGGGAAGCGGCTCAGCCCGTCGCCAAGGAAGCCAGGAACCTGGTACCGAAGAAAACTGGAGGCTTATTTTTC